GTGATCTCATGTTGGTTTGATTTGTTTAGAACAATTTAATTATATCATAATAGATTTAATAAGTCAACCCCCCTAAAAAATTAATCCTAAAAAAATTGATACTTGACAAATCTAATTAATTATATTATAATAGGATTGAGGGTCAAACCTCAGAAACTGGAAAATTGAAAACCAATTAAACAAAAAGGAGAAAACATGACTAATTCAAAGTCAAAAGGTAAAACACCAAGAAGTTGGAAAGAAGCTGAAGCTCACCCTGCTATAGACGGAATAGTAGAAGAAGAACATGATGACGAAATCAAATATTATATTTTGATTCCCGAAACTGTTTACAATCCTTGGACTGAAGCTATGGGCGGAGGGTTTTTTGTCCGCTCTTTTAGAGAGTTACAACAATCTATTGATTGGTAAAAGTTATCGCCCCTTCGGGGGCGTTTACTTTATCGCTTTTTCTTTTCTGTCCATTTAGTGAACAGGCTGTTCGGTTGATCTGCCTTTGCCAAGAAATTTCCATAAAGATTATTATTAACAATCTTTAATCCATCTTTCTTTGTAAAGGTAGCAACAAGAACCGCTTCGCCTGTTTTGTTCATATCGTAAAGTTCAAAGTCATCAAAGACGCCCGCCCTGATCGCTTCAGGAACAACCCTTGATACATCCCTGTGAACATTGCGAACATACTTCGGCGGAACTAATCGTTTTGTTTTCAGGAACCTTTGATAATTTCTTTCAAGTGCTGTTGCAATTTCGGCTGTTGCATATTTGGCGCGAACTGTCATCCCGCGATCTGTCATCATTTTTATTTTGCCTGATAAACTTTTCAAGCTTCCATCGCCAGTACCATCAAGCATCGTATGGTAACGGCGCTGTGCGCACTCTCGCATCAATCGTTTACTAATCCAACTGGATTCCTCGTGAACATAGCCTGCGGCGGCTTCTGATATTTTTCCGCCCTTTGCCTGCATTGCTTTAAATTCTGGCAAGCGTTTTTTTATTTCATCTGAGTCAATAACAACTGTTCCTTTTTTCAATGGCGATTTTTTCAGCATGATTGATTTACCAGAAGCCGACCCGCCGCCTGTCATATAGAAAATCGGGTTCTTCTGCGCTCTTGGATTATTTTCTGCAATAATTTCTTCTACAATCTGATCGTGTAATTTCTGACGTTCAGGCGTCCACTTTGTAAGGTTCGATGGTTCTGCGTCCTTTGCAAGTGACCCGTTTGAATATCTTTGCCAAGTATAAGGGGCGCTCTTTCTTTCTCTTACAACATCAGGAACAATTTTTATCTTATCTGCATTTTTTCCATAAGCGGCTTGCAACTGCGCCAAAGTTTTTTCTGACCCATCAACAGAAGCAAATTTTCTTATCGCCTGATCGCCGCCATATTTTTTTGACAATTTATCAAAAAATCGAACTTTATTCGCGCCAAGTGCTTTTGCCTTTACAGCGGGCGATTGACTTGAAAGCCAAGTTCCATATGATTGCCCTGCGGGTACTAGACCGCTTTCTGATGGCCTGAAACCTCTACGTCTGGGCGCTTCGATCTTACGACCAAAAACACGGCTTAAATTGTCATAGTCAATTTCGGCAACTGTTCTTGATCTGCAATTGAAATGCTGTGGCGGCTCCGGCCCTTTTCCATATTCAAAGACCTGTTGATCTAATAAACGACAACGCGAACTTGTTCTGCTATCCAAGGTTGCAAGATAACGATATTTTTTTGTTGCATCTGGGTTTGCCTTATAAACTTGTTGCGCCGCGACATTACTTACCTGATTTAAAGAAGTTCTAACAATAGTCATTATTTGATAGTTTGCGGCTCTTGTCGCATTTCCGCCTGCCATCGCTATCTGCCGAACATTACCTTTTGAATTGAACCTTAACTGCCCGATTAATCTGGTTCTAATCTGTTGGGTTGTATCGCCTGCCAATAATCCGTCACGAATCTCGCGCCCTAATTTATCAGCACTTTTATTTGTAATACCGCGAAAAGATTTTCTTATTGATTCGCCATTTGGCAATTCAATCAATTCGCCTTCTTTTGCTGTAAGTGAAAATTTAACCCCTGCCCCGCCTGCAATAGTATTTAATGAATCGCTTAATATCTGGACGTTCAATTGTGATGCGCTTGTATTAACAACAGCTTTTGCAAATGCGGGCGTGACCTCGACAGTTCTGATTGATGACCTGATGCCTGCGGGCAATGCCTTTTCCATCTGATCGGTTGCAAATTCTGTCTGTAATTTTGCGACAGCTTCCGATACAAGTTGCATATCTTTTGTCGATTTGACATCCCACTTTTTCAAACTTTCTTTTGTCTGAACCAACAAAGAACGCAAACGTCCAGCTGTATATCTTGGCTGATTTGCCCTTGGAAGCCGTTCTATTGCTTCTAATTTATTAACAGCGTTTATTATTATTCGATTGTAGGATTGGACGATTTCACGCGAAATCTTATTTGAGAATCTATTTAAATCTAAACTATTACGAAAATATTCTTCAGGTATTAAATCAGCATAGGGAATAGATGCCCCAAGTTGGGAAACATCAGATGGAACCCGAATCGGCGTTTGTGTCATTAATCGTCATCTTCTGGGTCTTCTGTTGGTTCATCTGGTTCGGCTTCGGGTGTTGGTTCATCATCTTCGATCATGTCGCCTTTTTGTGTTGATTCGATTTCTTCTTCAACGTCAAAATCATCGCCTAATATTTCTCCTTCAGCCAATTGCTTCAATAATGTTTCCTGAGATATAGCGCCAGAAGACCAAAGACCTTGCATCGCTTGAATCTCTTGCGGTGCTAATCTCTGACCCAAGAAATCACGGTTAACAAAAGCGTTTCCAATTTCTGCAATATTTAAATAATTAGCGTGAAATACCAAACAGTTGTCGATCATGTCCTGAAGCTGTTGCGCCACAATCATCAATGTCGAATCGCCTTGGCTTCTTTGTATCTCTTGCGATGCGGCTGTTTCTGCGACAAGTTTTTGTCCGAGGATTGCGGCAAGTGCCAAAGTATTAATCTGATCTTCTAAATTTTTTATTCTGTCGCGCTGATACTGAAATGATTGGCCTTTAATCTCTACAAACTCCGCCCTTGCACCTTCTGGAAACGCAATCGCTTCGCCCGGCCCCGCACTAACTTCTTCTGACGCCTGCGGAAATCCAAATAAACAAAGTAAAGGAACAGAAGATATTCTTAGTTGATTATCAAAGTCTGAACTCTTTTGATAATGCAACAAATTTAATTCTGCAATATCTTGCATCGGTGGACGTGATTCTAAAAACGAAACCTTGTTTGAATATGCAATCGCAAATGGAATGTAATCCAAAGATGTCGTTCCTTCATCAACTTTGACATATTTTCCCTGCCTGCCTTTTCTATGTACCTCAAAGGCTCCCGGCGTTAGTAATCGAACCTGTTCGACTTCTTTTTGTCCATAATCGCCGTCCTCTTCTGTGACCCGTTCCAGAAGTCTTAATTGTGTAAGTTTTTGTTGCCCGTCAACAAGTTCTGTCCTCCATCCAAGTATCTCGCGCGGACTGTATGTAATCCAATAAGGTCTGCCAGTTCCGCCTGTCGGTGCATCAACAAGAACCCCGACATGACCATAACGCAACATTATTTTTGCTGTCTCATATGTCCAACTCGTGAGATCGTTTCCCTGAAGGTCAACATCGAACAAATCTTCCGTAACTCGTTCTGATACCTCATTTAATCGAACAGGTTTGCGTGTAAGCATACCCGCAAGCAATCTTTCAATTCTGACATACAAAGGCGCAAGAACTGAAGTTGCAAGTCTGTTGTCGTAGCTCTCGTCCTGTTCGCGCGGCATTTGCGGCAAGTACTTTCGATGTCTTTTTCTTATCCCATAAGTTCCTGTTATCAAATCTTCAATCAATATCCAATTCGGCTCCATATTGACATAAGCATTGCTAGGGTCTTGAACCTCAACAGCTTTGCTTGATCTTGTCCTGTCGTAATGGTTGAAAGAAGAATACACGGCTTAATCCCTAGCTTAATTTAATAGTAATACACT